CCGTTTTCTTAACCGGCTTCTTAACGCGCTTTCTTGTTGCCATTAGCCCCCACCTTCTTTGATAGGGCTAATTCTAACTGAGACTCCATTTTATCAAGGCGCGACACTATGGGGATATTTTCCAATTTGATTATGTAACGAAGCCCAGCGATAAGCAAGGCGATTGATCCGAGAACCGAAGCTACGAATCCAGCGATGGTATTGGCATCCACTTACTTAACTCGTCCGTAACGCTCGTAGTTAGGGTTGAGCCAGTTAATAATGCTAGGCAAGACTGATACTAGAGCCGCATTTGCAATTGCATCGACATCCCAACCCACCGCGAGATAGGTCGCTAGGGCTGTTGCTATAAACGTCTTGGCCCAACTTTCCGCCATTTTCTTTAAGTCGCTCATTTCTGTCTCCTTCAAGGTCGAACCATTTGCCGTCATTGTCTCCCAAAGTTGTGAAGCTAATATGGAAATGCGAGCGGTGTGGATTTGCACCCTTATACGGACGGCGCTTCCATCCCAAAATTGGACTCATAATCTTTCCATCGTAAATAATGTATTTTATCCGCTTATCGCCGCGCTTGGCGCATTTTCGGATTTTTTCAACGAGCGCATAAGTTTCTTCAGGGTGCGCGTTGAGATTCGCGTCTACATCTAAAGCTCTAACGATTCCGTTTCTTGGAATATGGTCAGAAGTGCCTTTGGCAACGTGACGAGCATCAGCCACCCAGCCATCAGACTTACGATCGCGGTCAGGATAATCATCGTCAATTTGTTCTCTCAATTGAATACCAGCAGCGCATAATTTAGCCATCTGCCGTTAAAATTTCTATTTCTTCAGGCGTCAAGCCTAATTTTTGATAAGCTGAAATTTTTAACGATTTCGTTTGTTCCGCTTTTTCTTTGGCATCGTTTTGCGCTTTGACAGCCAAAAGTCGTTCAGCATCTAACTCACTTTGTTCGACATCATTCAACGTAATAATTTCAATTTCATTTGTTTCTGCATTATGGATTAATTTTGTGTCGTTTGTCATTTTAGTTTTGCACTCCATAAACTTTAACATTTCCGGAAATGTTGCCTAATTCTGGCAATAATTCAATACCTGTCCAAGTCTGATCCACATTGGCAATTCCACCGCCAAAAAATGCAGCTTGATCATCTCCGCCAGCAATACCATTCATATAGAAAAACGCTTTTTCTGATGTATTGCCGACTTTACTGAAATATATTGTCAAAACCATTGGAGAAGCATCGACAATTCTTGTAATGGTCGCATAATCGCCATTCACATAACCGCTACCAATAGCCGTGTTGTTTCTCTTGTAGGTGTAGAGAGAACCATAATAGTCGCCCGTATGTGTTGTCGATCCATAGCGCATTTTCATTCTCAAAGCTCCTTGAGATGAACAAGTGACCTGCATAATTGCCATATACCGCAAATAACTTGAACTAAATAAACTGTCAATGCTTACTGATGATTGGGCGCTGAAATCCGTCGAACTAATTTTTGTCAGACCGCTTGTCGATGATTGCGTTGCCCATTTGACTTTATACGGTGAAACTGTCGTGTCAGCTGTTAAAACTTGACCCGTCGTGCCAATTGGTAAATTGTCGAATGTTCCTGATCCCGTTCCGACGATAATGTCGCCCGATGCCGTGATTTCGGTTGCCATTGAATTTGTTATCGTCACCGATCCAGATGTGCCGCCGCCGCTGATACCCGTGCCAGCGACGACCGCCGAAATATCGCCAGTTTCACTTGACCAAACAAAATCCAAATCCGTATTGGAATTTTTTGTCAAAATTTGACCTGTTGTGCCACCTTTAAGATCAACTAATGAAGTATCTATCCCATTACCCAATGTGCGGATAGCAGCAGCACCATCTTTCACTAAATCTGTGTCCGCTGGGGTGACCCAGTTAAAGTTCGTAGTGTTCGGCATTTATTCTCCTTTAGGCGACGATTGTAGCGTTAAGCCAGTCCAAAGTTGGGTTAATAGTATTCCAAGTCTCAACGGCGGGAACGCTATTCCAGCGAAAAGCTTGAAGGGAATACGAGACAGGCGAGATATTAAGAGTTAGGTTTAACTGACCCAAAGAAGCCGTCCAAGTCCATCCCTCTACAAATCCTTGAAATGATCCTTCGCCCATATTGGCAGGTAGATTGCTTATATTAAGCGGCAACCCCATAAACACATTCAACAGCGCATCTCGGTCTGCGTCGTCAATTTCTGAGCTAGCAATCGGGAAGCTTATTTGTTTGAGGTTAAATTGAGGATAGGCGCGAATGGATAGGTAGAAGGCGGCTTGGGTTGTGGCATCTCCCGAGTTACGCAAAGTGGTCGATACTGTTGAAGCTAGTTGGCCATAAAGGGTAATTGAGTCGGGGTCTGAGTCGGTCACTGTTGAATTGCCAGACGCGCCGTAATTCAAAGTAATGGCGTTACGAACGTCGCCAGCCTTCTTTTGGATTGTCAGTTGTGGGCCGATTGCGTGATTGCCATCCAAGTCGACGTATCCATTGGCTGCTAGATATTGCCCTCGTCTTGTGCTGTCGGCGTATCCAATTCGCCCCTGTGCATCTTCGTATAAATAGCCAAGTCCGGAAGTAGCATAGGCAGTCGCTAAATTGTAAACAGTATCGTTAAGGCTGCTAGCTGAATGGAGTTCATAATCGCCAGGTTGGTCGATTTCGCCCAAGCCAGAGTTCTCAGCATTAGCCCAAGTCGTTGTTGCGTCATATGTGGCCCAAGTGGTGCTAGCTGGAACTTCCGCCCAAGTATCAAATAACACTCCGCTTAATAATTCATATATGCGATCACCATCAAATTGATGCCCGAAGTTACCAGTATAAATTGCTCGCGATAAACGAGCCAGAGCACCCACTCCGACAATTTGTATGCGCTGAGATATTGCAATCGCTCCAGAGCTTTGAACTGTGATACCTAAATCCGTTACAAAGCCACCAAATAAACTTACCCAGTCACCACTCGAGTCTTGAACTTCGATACTAATCGGGTCGTTGATTTCGTAAGGAACAAAAGCTTCAGCGGTCTCAATAACTGTAAAATTACAGTAACCAGCTACAGGTTGGTTATAAATATCATTACGACCAGAGGTAATCGTCAAGCCGCTTAGAGTAGCAGCTGTAACTGTATAGCCATTTATTTTTACTCGATACTCAGGCGTCCAAGCGGTCATAGGATTAGTTGGCTACCGCCGCCGCCCGTTCTTGATTGAGTGTTGTTGAGAGCCAAAATAACGGCGCGAGTAAAGCCTTCCTCGTCAATTGCGCTCGGTGCGTTAACGTTGATTGTTAGCCCGGCGTTCTCGCCCCTTCTAAAATTACTGGGATCAAAAGTTGAGCCAGGAATTGAAGTAAATGGAACACCAGTTCCGCCCGTTGGGAATGTTGGCAATGTGCCAGTTACTACGGGAACTATTGAAGGCGTTCCGCCAGTTGAACCAGTTCCCGTTCCTGCCCCTGTTACACCGCCGCCAGTTGCTGACCCTGTGCCAGCGCCGCCCAAAGTAGCGCCACCAAAAGGTAGATTTGCAGTTGGAATAGAGCCAGTCATAGCGGTAGAACTTGTGCCGACTTTTGGAATGGTTGAAATATTGGGCAATAAAGGAATAGCGTTATAAGCGCGAATAATTTTATTAACGGCTTCAATAACGTCATTGGCTAATTCTTTGACTTTATTTGTCACAGTTGCGACGACTGTAATGATTCCAGCGATAGTAGCGCCAACGGCTTTAATTGCCGCAACAAGTCCATTTTCGAAAATAGGAATTAGAAAGTTCTTAACGAAAGCCCAGAGGTCGCGTAAAGCTTCTTCATTATCCTTAAATGCTTTAATAATTGGATCGACTGCGGCTCGTTTTGCTTCTTGGAATTTTGGAATTAAAACGTTGACAAAGTAATCTAAAAGTTGGCGCAAAATAGGCAACAGGGCAGCACCGACAGATTCTTTAGCTTCATCAAAACTTACTTTTAACCGGTTTATCTGACCTTCAAAGGTATTGGCTTGAGTTGCCGCAGCGCCGCCGAATGTCTCGGATAGTTGCTTAACAGTTCCCTCAAAGCCAAGAGTTTTAGCTTCAGCGGCGGTAATGCCAACACCTAGACGGGTAAGTGTTGTGTTGTTGCCTTCGTATGCCTTAGCCAATGCGTTAGTAACTGTCTCAACGTCTTTTCCTGTGGCCGCTGAGATATCAAGAGCAAGATTTAATAGTTCTTGAGATTTTTCTACTGATCCTGTGGCTACGGCTAAACGTTGAAGTGCTGGGCGAAGCTTGTCATCAGCGACTCCGGTGGCTAGTGATGTTTTAAGGATTTGATTTTCAATTGCGGCAATTTGCGCTTCGGTTGCGCCAGTTACATTTTCAAGGGCTCGGGCTAATCTGTTTTGAGCAGCTTCATCTTCGATTGCAGCCTTAACGCCTTCGATTGCTAACTTGCCAGCATAAGCAGCAGCAGCGGCAGCGGCCGCAGCGAAAGCGGCAGCGGCCACTTTGCCGAATTTTTCTAACTTGCCGCCAAAGCCTTCGACTTCTTTAGAGCCTACGTCTAGCTTCTTTTTTAGGTCATCAACGTCCGCAAGGATGGATAATTTAAGCGTTCTACTTCCGGCCATTAATCATCCCACTTTCCAATAATCTTGCTAAAGGCTTCTTCCCATTTACGAATCAGTTCAGGCTGAATTTTGCGAAGTGCTGGATAGATGAAATAGCCAGAATTTCCTCGACCCTTACGGGGAGTGCGTCGTGGGAACTGACGATAACGATTAGATCCGAATTCGTAACCTGCCCAGAGGTCTTTAGTTGATCCTCCACCAGAGAAACGCTGAGACGCGAATCCGTAAGAGAACTCGCCAATCTTCGAGGACTTGGAAACTTTAACGCCGCTTGTAATGCGATCGACAACGGCTTGTCCAAAGGTTCGGGTAATTCCGTAGGCTTGGACTTCTTTGGATGCGTATTGAGCCAGCGCAAAACTTTCGCGTTTAGCCGCATCAACAGCTTCATTATCCATCGCTTTAAAGGCGGTAATGATTGACCTAAGTTCGCGCTTGTCATAGGAAATCGGCTCATCTGCCACCTTTGCGCTCCTTCAATATGTCAATCGCCGTTAATACTTGGTCGATGTCAGTCCATTCGCTCATCGGGATTCCGGTTGCTATCGCGATCTCAACTATGAGTCGGTTTATGCTTCCGGATTCGAAGCTTTTGGGCTTTCATCTCCTATCGTCATTTCCTCAACCGATAACTCCCAGATTTCCTGAG